CGCCTCGCCGGCACCGCCGCCGAGCCGCTGCAGGCATAGTATTTTTATCTCCTTATCCTAAACCTAATTCAGGCAATACAACTTATATGCAACAAGATGATGTTAGTACAGATATATACGATGATGCATTTGTTGCAGATATGAAATTAGAAGCTGATCACAAAGCAAATGAAAAATATAGATTAGAACAGCGTAGTAAGTTTACACCTTCTGTAGTTGTTGAAAATAGATTCAATAGACTTGTAGCATTTGATCCTAGAATGTGGCATAGTGCAAATAACTTTTTTGGAACTACAAAAGAGAACGGCAGATTAACATTGGTATTTTTTTGTAATGAATAGAAAAGATCGTATAAAGTATCCATATCTTCCTTTAAGAGTTATTGAAGACTTTCTTGATACACCTAAACAATGGAGAAATTTTGGACTAGTACAAGAGTATAGTCCAGCACAACACGAAGTATTTCCTGGAGTACGCACATTACCATTAAATGAAATTGATGAAGATTCCTTTCTTGCGTTTGCTAAAAAATTAGAACAAGCAATACCAAAG